AGGCCTGGTTCTCCTGGAGCTTGATCTCCCGGGGGTCACCTTCACTGCCGACACTTGATCTGGGAGCCACCTCTAATGACCACTGAAATCCGAAACGACCAAGTTGGCTTTTCCTCGCCCGTGAGCTGGAGACTATCCTTGCTCGCGCTTTCGAGGTTGAGTACGCCGACATCAAGTACAGCACCGTCCTTCCCGTATCTTCCGAGGTCGGTAATGGTGCAGATTCGTTTACTTATCGCGTCTTCGACAAGCAAGGCTCGATGAAGGTAATCGGGGACAAAGCTAAGGATCTGCCCCGTGCTGATGTTCTTCGTAAGGAGATCACGCATCCGGTTCGCAGCCTTGGTGCGTCTTTTGCTTACACCGTGCAAGAAACCCGGGCCGCTTCCACGATTCCCGGTATGAACCTCGAGCAACGCCGCGCTAACGCTGTGCGTCGTGCTTACGAGGAGAAAGTGCAGGAGATCGCTTATTTCGGCGACACCCCCTCCGGCATGAAGGGTTTCTTCAACAACAACCAGGTGGACAAACTGGTGCCGGACCATTGGTTCGACACCACCGACATCACCACCGATGAAATGCTGCAACTGCTCAACGAGCCCGCTACGCGGATCGTGCAGAACAGCAACATGAAGGAGATGCCCAACACGATGTTGGTGCCTTACAACGTGTATCGCGTTATCTCCACCACACCGCGCAGCTCCACCTCCGACACCACGGTTATGGAGTTTTTCCTGCGCACAAATCCAATGATCACAGCCATTGAGCCCATCAACGAGCTCGAGGCGTCCAAGTCAGGTGGTGCGCTTGCCAAGGATCGCGTGATTTGCTACGACCGCAGCCCCGACAAGCTGCAAATGCACCTACCACAGCCTCTCGAGTTTTTCCCACCTGTGCGGAACGAGCTTGAGTTCACCGTTGCGGCTCATGCCCGCGTCGGCGGTCTTGCGCTGTACTACCCCAAGAGCGCAATCGTGCTCGAGAAAGCCTGATAAAGGCTCCTTTTTGTTGGCTCACTCACCTCTCTTTCCATGATTCTCGTTTATCGCCCCGAACTCGAAAGTCCACCAATGGACAACGAGTGCACTATTGGTTTTTCTTTTGTCCAGCAAGGTGGGCAACCAGAGAACCTGCAGGTGAAATCCGGTGTAAACCGCGATTTCCCCGAGACTGTGTGGGAGCAGATCAAAAACTACGACGTTGTCAAGAACATGCTCAAACTTGGTGCTTTGCGCATCGAGGAGGAGCAGACGCTTGTCCCCGAGCCTGTACAGGCTGACGTTGACTCACTGACTGATATGCCTGTGAGTCAGGCCATGCGTCTTGTTGAAGACAGCTTTGACGTTACCCAGCTTCATCGATGGGAGATCGGCGAAACACGGATCCGTGTACGCAATGCAATTAGCAAGCGCATCACGGCCATCGGAGAGGGAGCCGGCTGATGGCCACCCCTACTTCCACTGAGTTCCTGACTCGTTTCCCCGAGTTTGGTGAATTAGCTCTTTCCGTTGTGGAAGGTGCCATTTCAGAGGCGGCACGTTCCACCCCTGAAACTCAGTGGGGCGCGATACACACCGAGGCAGTGAGCAATCTTGCGGCTCACATCTTGTCGACGCGTGTGATGCAAGTAGGGCTTCAAGTTGGCAGTCAGTCCGGTCAGCCTTTAGGCACTGGTCTTACTGCCAGCCTCTATGGCCAGGAGTACGAGCGCCTTAAGGGAACGCTTTCACTTTCTGGTTTTGCGTTATAGCTATGGCTGTTTCTCCCGCCACGATCGCCAACTATGCCCCTTGGGGTAATGCCGAATTGGCGTTCGAGGTAGGCGGTACACAAACAAGTATCGACCCCGCCACAGGGAACACGATGCAAACACCCGAGATTGTGGAGTATCTCGCTGCGTTGAACCTTGAATCACCTTCATGGGACGGCCAGTCAGGTATCGACAACTCCAGCTATCGTTGTACAGGTCGGCTGCTCAGTCCCGCCAGTCTGGACAGCCGCATCACAAATGGCAGCCAAGCTGATGCTGTAATTAACGGCTATCACGGTCGTTTCGAGCTTGTCTTCGATCTTGCAATGGATCGTGCCGCGTACACAGACATTCGGCAGTCTATTCAAGGCACATTTCGCGTCATAGGAGGCCCAAGCAATGGCTAGGCGTCCTTTAGACGCGCAATTACGCGCGGCCACTGCGCAGGCTATGCAGCAAATCGCTACTTGGCTTGATACGCGTTTCACGGCGGAAATTTCTGCCGCTAAGTGGGACTACCCAACACCTCCTCAGGTGCGGGACATCGTGGACACAGGCAGACTCCGCGCCAGCCAAACTCGGAGCGTTGAACCTGACGGATCCGTAACCTTCACCTGGCCTGTGGAGTACGCAGCTCAAGTTCACGAGGGCGGTGTAGCCACCACTGGTCTGCGTTTCCCTGGTAGACCATGGACAAAAGCTCCCCTCGAGGAGGCACCTGCTCAGTTCGCACGCTTTCAACGTGAAGCGCTTAGGAGGCAACAAAGGTGACTATCACCACGACTTGCCCCCAAGTGCGGGATCTACGCACAACTATCGAGCGCTATATCCTCGCGCTTTATGAGAGCGACGGGGTAACGCTTCGCCCCGAGGCCGACTGGCCCGGATACTACTCCTTGCCAAACGGCAGCCGCATTCCTGCGGTATATGTCGTCGGTGAATACATGGTCCCTTCGGACTGGGTGGTTACCGGCATTGAGTGCACGATTTCGGACGTACCCGAGATCACAAATCCTGGATCTGTCGGATCCATTGTGTCTTTCGAGCGTTGGCCTATTCGTTTTACGAATTTTGGCACGCGCAAGGGGACACGCATGGGGGCTTCGCTGTTGGACATCAGCAGGCGTTTAGCGCGCACTTTCCCCCGAGATAGTGCGACGCATACCCCCAGAACTGAGGCCACTTATGAGGCCTTAACGGTGTCCATCACAGGCGCCGTACTGAACCCCCCGATCCCTTAAAGAGTCACCATCATGGCCGATTATGCTATTGGGTTGTCGTTCCACAAGGCTCACCGGACTCTTGTCCGTGCCGTGGACCTCACCCCTCCCTGCCGTTACTTCGCCACTCGCGACAGCGCAGGTCTTGTAACACTACCCACGCTCGATGCTGGTTCTAGCTACATCGAACTTCAGGGTATTAGTAACACCACCTTTGCCATCAACGACAACAACCAGGAATTTAGATTGCTGGGTGATGATGGTTGGGGCGACTCGGTTATTACCGGGGCAACGGTGCAGGCTTCAGTAACCGCCTACTTCCTCAAGAACGCTGAAATTCCTGCAGGCCAAAACTGCCCGCAGTTCCGTGGTAACTACGAGGAAGGTTTCGCTCTGATCGAGAAAGCCCGTTACAACAAGGACTACGAGATCTACGTTGAGTTCCTCAAAGAACTCGGGCAAGCCAGCGGCTCTACCGGTAACTACATCTACGACTTCACCGGCTTCAACTGCGTGGTGATGAACTACAACGAGAACCTCACCGCTGAGGGTCTCACCGAGGTTTCATTTGACTTGATGTCTCGCGGTCGTCCGATCTTCGGTCGGTATGACGCTGGTGCTACTCAGTTGGCCTTTGGTGGTGTTCAGTCGAGCCTGTTGTTTACTGCTGCCGCTTCTGGTAACCGCCGCTATGCGGTTGTTCCTGCCTCTGATGCCGACTCGGTCGCTGTGGGCAGCAACGTGACTGTGACTTACACCAGTGACGGTGCGATTGCTCTAAGCCAGCTCAGCCTTGGTCAGACTGATGGAAGTGGATTCCGCCTCGAGGTTGCCGCAACCGGCACTTTGGTGCCTGCCACTGTCACCTTGGGTGGTGTTGGTAGTAACGAGGTTACGATCAACCCAACTTCTGACTTGGCTGCTGGCACGATCTACCGCCTTCGTGTAGCAGATGGCGCTATTAAGCAGGCGCTTGATGGCAGTGGCAACCCCTCTGCTTCGGGTGTTCTTTTCCCCCTACAGGGCTTCGAGAGCCTCTTCAAGACCGCTTAAGCGTCAGACTGTTATTGAGCCAACACTCAGCCCCGCATATGCGGGGTTTTTTTTTATGCAGCATGATCTTTTAATGGATGCCGCTCACATGGTGTACGCGGTGAATTGTCAAGTTCAGGACGACACCCTTCACTGTGGCGCCCTGTACTTGGAACCCCTCGTCCCATTCAATACTATACGCTTAGCGTATGAAGCGGCTAATGTAATGGTGGAGTTGCCACCCGAGCTCGTTAATCAATCCGAGCCCTTTATGGCCTGGTCCATTCACCTACCGCTTGCAGATGTCTAAATACGCTTCTCTCCTGTTTTCCCCCGAGGAGTATCACCAGATAGGGCCGTTCCGTTTCCCGATTTATCACGATCTTGTTCCAGGTGAAGCAAAAGGCATCGAGGCACTCGGACGTAAACAGTCAAAATCGACTTTTCGGTCTGTCAAGATCGCCCAGCGAATCGCTAAAGATAAAGGTATCTCTGTCAAAGAAGCCATTGATCTGCTGAGTAACTCCGCGTCTGATGACCAGGAGTTGTTGTACGACTACGTAAA